TGTTGTATCATTAATTTCAAAATACATTCCATTATCAGCACCAAAATAACCGACCCTCTGTCTTAAGTTTGTTTTTGGTGTAGCAGGAACAAAGGTATTTAAAACAAGTAAAGATTTTCCTGGTTGATATGAGAATGTTTTTGTAGTTTCTCTAATAACTGAATCGCCACTTGTAGTTCCAATACCAATATTTACTAATCCTTGAGTAGTTGCAAATCCAACAGTAGAACCAGTTCCTACGATTAAACTCACCCAAAGATTATTGTCCCTATATCTGTGGGAACTATCAAATAGAGTAAGTGGATTTGATACTCTTGTTCTACCAAAAGCATCTGGATTTACACTTACGGGAAATCTATTGATATTATCAACAATTTTTCCGTCTCTAGTTGCAATATTATTGACTTCAAATAATGATCTTTCCTGATTTAAATAATCCTGAGTAGTTATATTCCATTGTGCCATTTATCAATCAATCCATTCTAACTTTGATGGGTGATATCTTTGTGCGTTTTTGATGTTTAAATTTTTTTCTGTAACTGGATAAATCTGATGAACAACTGCTCCAGGATAATCAGATTGCAGTTGCTCGCCAAGGTCTCTTGTTGATGGAATTCCAGTTTTTGTGACTAGTTCGAGTCTATAAAAGTTTCCATTCCACATTACATCAGCAATATATTCTTCACCAACTTGTTGTACTTGAGGTTCAGAATTATTAATATAAAGATTACCGTTAAAATCTCCGGCAATACTTATACTTTCTGAAAGAAATTGTTTGAATGATTTCATTCTTCCCCTGTTTCTTCATTATCTCCATTAAACATTGAATTTGCTATAATTGGGCGAAATTCGTCAATTTTTTCTGCTGATTTTGTAAAAAGAAGTTCTTTAATTTTGTCGCTGATTTGTGAAGGTGATTCATCTGCAACAATCATATCAAGAAGGTCATCCATTTTAATACCTAAGTAATTTTCTTTATTTATATCTCTCCACCCTTAGGCATTTCTACTGGCTTTGCATTTATTTCGGTAGAAGAAGCATTGAGTTCTGGTTCCATAACGGGTTGTCCCAAATCCATTTGTGATGTTTGGTCTAAAGGCATACCAGTATTTGGATCTATTGGTTGATTTGGATCTGGAATTATTCCATCTTCAATTTCTTTCTTCATAATTTTATCTTGTTCTACAATTTCTTCATCAGTTTGACGCAAGATTTTTCTTCTTAAGTAATCTTGAGAAAAATATCTACCTACATATGGTTCTGCAACTTGAACCATATTCAGTCTTTCATTGAGAAGTTCCGCATCTTTAAGTTCTGCAAAATGATTATCATATAGAAAATCATATTGAATATGCTCTTCCATAATATCCCAATCTTCTGGGGTAATAATATTCTTAAGAATCAATTGAGTTCTAAGCATATCGTGGAACATATATGAAAATCTCTTTCTCAAACGAGAAACAAATTTACTGAATTTAACTTCATCTCTAAGAATTTCTGAAGAACGTCCGAGATTGAATCCCCCTTCTCCATCCATTCTTGATGGTGGAACATTTAAAGAACGATATAGTTTTTTCTTAAAGTATTCTATATCAGTTATTTCTCCAAGATTCTGCCCACCGGGCAAGGTAGAAATTTCAGTTCCTCTACCACCTTCTCTTCTTGGAAGCCAAAAGTCTTCCAACATAGACATAAATTTTTTATCATCACGAATTTCTCCTGTATTTGCATCATATACAAGTTTATTACGGTATCTCATCATAACATCACGAAGATACTGTTCTGCCTTAACCTTTGGTAGATTACCTACATCGATATAGAAAATTCTACGCTCTGGAGCACGAGATAAACGATAAATTACTAATGAGTCTTCAATCATTCTCAATTGATTAAGAGACTTAATTGCTTTATGTAAATATGAAAGAGTGGATCCTTTGTTTCTATCTACAAGACCAGAAGTGCAATAAGTAATTGAATCTTTAGACATTTTAATCCCTTGAGATCCTCCCATAGAAGAAGGATTTCCTGTAGGATATGTTGATTTTGGACTATAGACAAAATATTCCTCTATTTGAGGAAACTCAAAATCCATAGGATTATCGCTATTAATATTAGATACTCTATACTTATCTTTTTCGCTTTTTTTCTGCTGCCTTACATACCTCATTTTCATTGGGTCTATGTAACGCAGTTCTTGAATCCCATCGTGTGGATTTTTTAAATCAATAACTTTGTGGTAATAAAGTCTTCCATCAATATACCAATTTCTATAAATTTCGTGAGACTTTTTATCAAAATCTAATAGTGAAAGAATATATTTAAATTCTTGCCTAATTTTCTTTTTAATACCATCACTAGCATTTAGATTTGAAAGTTCAATTTCTATTGGAGTATCATTCGTATCTGATACAATTGCTTCATTTACAATATCTTCAATTGCACTATCACACTCTGGGTGAAGTGCCATTTCACGATATCTTTTAATTAAATCAAATTCTGTTCTATATACTCCTTCAATATCTACATAAGAACCAAAAAAACCACTACTCAAGTAGTGGTCAGTCCCATCCTCATTATTTTCGGGGACAGGACTAACTACACCTTGAGATAATGGTTCGTTATCTTCAATAGAAAATCCAAACAATCTTGCCATAATTTATTTTTTTATGCCTTTGGTCTATTTATCAGACTTTAGATGCTGTAGCTGAACTTATAATCTCGTAAGATTGAACTTGGAACTCTACAGTAAATTCTTCAATAGTATCTCCACTATCATAAGATAAATCAATTGGAGATACGCTGGTTGGGAAAATATCAATAAATTGATATGCTGCTAAAATAGAACTATCTGAACCTGAATTGGTAGTGCTATTCAGGGTAGAACCTCTTCCAAGTTGATAAACAGTTGCATTGCTCATATAAGCACTAGGGTTTGTGGCACCCAAATTATTATCAAGTTTTGCAATTAGTTCTGTCCAAGATTCAAAGGCTCTTCTCAATTTAAAATCTTCATCATTAATAATAGTTACAGTCCAAGCATCAATTGTTCTATCTCCAGCAACTTTAAATGATCTTCCTCTGAATGGAACATCTATACTTGCAACATTTGAACCGGGTAAAGCAGCTGCTTTACATAGATACTTAAATTTATCTGCGTCCCAACTAATTCCTGTTGGAAAAGTTGTTAATTCAACTTCGAATAAATTTGGACGAGCACCGCCACCAGTTAGAGCACTTTTGAAATCAGAGATTGTTTTAAGTCTTGCCACGATTGTTACCTCCTTGAGTTATTTGTTGAATAATAATATCAAACAGTACCTGCAACCTCTTCAAAACTTACTCCAGTACGAGTTGCAACAAAAGTAAGAGTTACATAATTAATAGATTTTGCTGGTTTTAAGAAAATATCCGCTCTAAATTCATTGTTATCAATAACATCTGGTGTATTATTTGTGGTATCACAAACAACGAAGAATCCATACAAACCTCTCTTTGCTTGAACATCACGGAGATAAGGTTCAACAATATTCTTAAAGTTTGCTCTGGTTAGTTCGTCGTTCAGTTCAAACAGTTGTGCTTGAGCAGCTCTTTGAAGTGCTTGCTCAATAGTGAGGAACAAGCGGCGAACATTGATTCTATCGAATGCCGAAGCATATCCGAGAGCAGTCTTATCACCAAAGAGAAGAGTTCCAATTCCAGGTTGAGTTACGATAGCATTAATTCTTTGTGGATAGAGTTGATCTCTTTGTGCCTTACTTGGATTATAAGCAAGTTTGATAGCATTGTTAATAATTCCTCTTTGCTGTCCAGCAGGAGAGAACCAAGGATATGCAACAATGTTAGTGCGACACATTAGACCTGCAACATCAGCGTTACAAGGAATATATACGAACTTATTATTAAATCTATCATAAGTGTACTTATATCCACTATCAAATACCGCATAAGATGAAGATGGTAAAGAACTATTGACTCCACTAAAGAACTTAATAAGATTTGTTGTCTGAGTTGTTGTATTAGTTTGTCCAACTAAATCAGATCTATGTGGTCCAATCACAGCAATACAGTCTTTTCTTTGTTCTGCAAGTGAGATTAAATAACCTGCCTTTGCTTGAGACTGTGATACAGAATCCAATCCAGGACCCATAATCAGATAATCAACTTGAACTTCATCTTTGTTGGAGAACTTATCGTAAGATGTGATCAAATCTGCAAGAGTTGGTTTCATCCCGCCAGCAGAGGAATAATCAACACCACCGGTTAAGGTATATGTTTTGTTTCCAATTGCACTAAATGTTATATCTTGTGCAGATGATCCCCAAAGACCATTTGCAGTAGAAACTGGGGTGAATGAAGCAGAAGCAACACCAGAATAAGTTGTAAATCCAGTTGCTCTTGGTGCTGTTCCCCAGTAAGAATCTGCTGCACTTGAAGGATTTCCGCCAGCATAAACTTGAGATGAGAAATCTGCAAGATATTGCTCATACCAAATCTTTTGTGGGGAATTGACCGCTGAAACTGAATCTAGTGCTTTGGATAGACCAACGTGCTTCTCAAGAAGAGTTCCTTGATTGCCAGTAATAGTTCCAAGATCATCAACAACTACAACGTGAATAGCATCATTCTTACCATTTCTCTCAAGAACATATTGGTTTGAAACTGGTTTTGGTGCAATAGACTTCCAATAAATTGTAGTATTTGTTAAACCTAAAGTTTGGTTATTGTACCAATCGGATACCGATGTTGCGCTAGCTGTAGTTCCTGTATTAATACCGGAATTATTTACAAAGGTAAGAGTTGAAGATGCTACATATGAAGCAAATTCCGAACTTTCTGCATAACTAATTTGAGTCTCAGTTCCTGCGGAAGAAACTCTTGATACAATTTTTACGTCAATGCTACTTGCACTATTAGTTGCATCTGTTGTAATACCAGTAATAATACCTTTTAAGTATCCATTAAAAGTTGAAGTTGTTCCTGCGCCAGGAATAGAAACTCCATTAATCGCAGCAGTAACACCAAAACCAATTTGTGCTCCAAGAGCACCAACATTGGTTGTTGTAATACCAATAGTTTGATCTGCTAAATCATCAATAACACAGACTTTAAGACCATTTGCCCAAGAACCTGGGTTCTTCGCAGCAAATGTAAAGTTATTTCCTTCCGAATGATTATTAATATAATCATCGTAATTGTCAATATCTAAAGATGTGGTTGATGCAGCACCAACACCGGCATTTGCGTTGTTGAGGGTTGCTCCACCAGTTCTAACAACTTTAAGAACACCACCATAGGAGAGATAGGAAGATGCACTCATCCAATACTCATATTGCGCATCAGTCGAAATTGGTTTTCCGAAAGTATTGATTAAATCTTGCTCAGTTGTAATATCAATTGGATAATTAACAGGACCAATTGGAAATGGACCTGCAATTGCTCCAATATTATCTAAAACATTATCAGCTCTTCCTACAGTTAAGTCAACCTCTCTGACGAGTACGCCTGGAGATAATTGAGGAGTCGCCATTTTTTTCTCCGTAAAATCTCAGTTTATCTAAAAAATATTTATTAAAAAAATACTTTACGCAGGGGAAACTTGACGTGAATATTTACCAATCTGGATATTCCCACTTACCTATAACGTTTAATACTATTTTATTTGAAACTATTCTTTTTATTGTGCAATTTTTGCATTCATATGAATATGATGACGCCACTGGACCTCTATCTTTTCTTGTTCTATAAAATCCATCTATCAAATTTTTTATCTCCCCACATACTCTACATTTTCTATCTGTGAGGAGTAAATGTCCAAATTTTATCTGAGTGTTTATGTCCATCACATATATTCCCACATATATGACCTATCTCCATATTCGTCAACAAACCATCTATCTCCATCATTATCTACAAAACTACTACTATCTAATCCATCAGATACAAAACCAAATGGTGCCATATCTTGTTCTATTTGATTTTTTTGCTCTTCATACAACCGTTTTCTTACGTCTTGATCTGTAAGTTCTTTGAAATAATCTTGAGCTACTAACCAAGCATAGATTACTAAGCACATTGCAAGGTCATCATTACATCCCTCTTCTGCTTCAAAAGAATTGTGTTTTTGGATAAATGTGGTGAGTTCTGCAATAATCTCATAATCATTTAAAAATAACTTATTCTCTTCAATCATTGTTTTGAGATTAAGACATCCTACTTTTTTTACTGTCTTTGACATCTTGACCCCAAGTTGAGTTTTCTTTCCAGAAAATCCTTGACCTACAATTTGACCTGCTCTTCCCCTCATTGAGCACATCAGTAAATTTTTATATTCTAAATCATATTGAAGAATGCTTGCTACTTGATCTCCAACATCATTAACTTCACATAACACATATGCATCATTGTAACTTTTTCCAACTTCATCAATAATACTTGGAAAAAGCATTGGTTTTATTTCATTATTTCTATACTTTGCAACTACTTTGTGTGGAAATTCAGTTATATCAACGACAGTAAATGCAGAGTAATCATTTCCTACTCCTCTTGCAACATCTACCGTAATAAGATAATCGTGATTATCTTCAGGATCCACATAAACATCTAATCCAGCACTGCGAGTCTTGGGATGATCATAAACAAGAGATCTTAGTTTTGATGGAGCAATTAAAGTATCTACAGATCCTAAAAATTCACATTCAAACTCAACTTTAAATTGTTGTTCCGAAGTGTTTGATATGGTTTGCTTTTTCCATTCCTCATCTCTTCCGGGAACTTCACTCCAATGAACATCTGTAAATATATACTCATTCTTACCTTTTTCTGCATCGTGCCACATTCGGTAGAAATGATTCATACCGTGTGGAGTTGATACTATAATTACTTTTGTATTTTTACCTGAAGTAATCGTAGGATAAACTGAAGCAAAGAATGAATCTGCAATATGATTTGGGACGAACGCAAATTCATCCAAAAATAAAATGTTGAATGACATACCACGAACTGCAGAAGCAGAAGTAGAAGCAGCCAAGATTTTACTTCCATTTTCAAGTTCCAAAGAACCCTTGTTCCAAGAGATAATTCCTTGTTGCATCCACTTTGGTAAATTTTCATATGCTGTCTGCAATCTATCTAACAGTTCTCTAGCGGTCGCTGCTTTGTTTGCTAGGATGCCTATATTCACATTATCATTGAATACTGCATAATGTAAGAGAAAAGATACTACAGTAGTTGATTTTCCCGTCTGACGAGGCATCTTGCAGATATTAAATCTGTGCTCATGAAATCTATTTACAAGTTTTTCTTGAAATGGATACATTTTAAATGGCTGTAATCCATGATCAAGAGTAACAATTTTTACATAATTTTTTGCAAAATAAACAGGATCACTCATGCATTTGGAGATTTCAAGAATTTGATCTTCAGTAAATTCGTGAGTGGTATTCGCTTTTTTTAATAACGGATTGCCAAGATAAACATCATTATTTGCCATAACAAACTCCTAAAAATTAATTACAATTCCAACGTCTAAGTGCTTTATTAATTCTACTGTCTGGATCTCTTGCTGTTTTTGTTGAAGTAAGTTTAGACTTCATTCCGGACATACGACGGCAAAATGATTTACGACGATCCGATCTCTTACCTGTAGGATTTTTTTCAGTCACTGCAGTTTGAAGTTTTGAACCTGGATTTTCTCTACGATATGCCTTTACTGCAGCGGGACTCAAACCGTCAGTTCTATCTTGACGATTTACTTTTTGCCAGTCTTCATCAACCTCAACTTCTTCTCCCATTGGTTTTACATAATTTCTACTAGGACCAGGTTTTGCTGCACTTCCACCTTGAGGTCCAAATGCCTGGATTAAAGGTTGTCCTGGTTGAATTTCAGAGACGGAATGATAAACAACTATTGATCCTGGATAAACTTTTTGAAGTTCATCATTGATTTCTTTACGTGTTGGAAGTTTGACTTGAGGGAAAAACATTTTAAGAGAATAATATTTTCCTCTCCAATTTAAAGTGACTCCAATTACATTCCCTGTTTGTGCTTGCATTCTTATTGCTTCATTTACTTGAGACTTAAATCCTTTAATTGGTTCAGGTTTAATAATATCAATAATTTCCGCAAATGTATTTCCATTTGCATCTTCAATAGAAACATTTTCTAATTTTACGCAAGAACCTTTTTCAAATTTAGAAGTTCCTTTTTTTCTTTTATAACCTTTCCAACATGGACCATTTTCTCCTAGTTCTGATAAAATTTTATCTACTATGGATGGTTCATATTCGGCATTTATGTTTCTAATATTAGTATCTCCAGGTCTTACTAAAGGTATTTTGGGTTCTTTTCTTTTTGATTGTGCCGCCTCTCTTTCTCCTTCAGTTGCACCTTGCAGAGAAAGATTTCTAATACTTGTAGAACGTTTAGATTTTCTAATATCTTTAGGATTTACTTCAAAACTTATTCCCTCTTCCATCTCACCACTTGCGATATAATCTGCTGCAGTATCAATATAATCTGCTGCTTTAGTGATTTTTGATTGAACCCATGCTTCTAGATCTCCTTCACCTTTACCAACTTTTGCTTTAAGTCTTTTTACTGCATCTTCAATGGTTTTGAGTTCTGACCTTGCCATCGAATATTCTTCGTCTTTAACCGAGACTTTATCCCATGCTTTCTCTCCATAAGAACATTCAGATCTTGTTTCTCTTTTATCGCATAAAGGACAGTATCTTTCTTCTTCGTGCATGGTTTCCTCCGATTTAGTTCCCCAGTTTGCAGCACCAACTTTACGGCATTTTACAAGTGCTCCGGACGCATATGCACTCGGCCAAACATCATATCTAGACTTTACTTTATTATAGCACGCATCTTTTTTTCCAGACTTCTTTTTTTCTTGTAAATCCATTTCTTCAGTTCTTACGTTAGTTGGTTTTGATGCGTTCTTTTTTTCTGGTTGATTTGGATCGTTTCTATTCTTTCTTCTAAATGCTTTTTCTTCCTCTTCTGGAGAAAGATTTGCTGCCATTTTAGAACTTCCGCATTTTGGTGTAGAAGTTTGACCTGGCTGGCGAGCACAAGGAGCACCAGCAAATGGACCTCCTAGTTGAACCCATCCTTTCACCTTTCTTCCTGTTTTTGGATCTGTTCCACTAGATTTTTTAAACCAATCACGAAGACTTTCATCTCCCGATTTAGTTTCTTCTTTTACATCCTTAAATTTTTTATGATTCTTTTTAGCGGATGCTTCCATTTTTTTCAAACGAGTATAATAATCTGGAATCTCATCAAGATGTTGAAGAGCAATATCTCGTGCTAATTTATGATCTTTAGTGTGTTCGTGCTCAATAGGTTCTCCCATATCAAGTTGATTTTGTATAAAGGAAACATCAAGACGATGTTTTTTTGCAATTTGCTCAACTGTTTTATGAGATTTCAACTTAGGCATTGAACTATATTAAGTACCTTTTTATATTTATTATTCTATACTTTCTTGGGATTGTTGCTTTAAAAATTTTGCTAATTCTGAGGTAGATCCAACAAACAATGCATTATTGAC